TCTCTTGCTACAACTGGTAGTAACACTTTCACAGGTGACCAGACGATTACCGGCAATCTTACGGTACATGGCACTGCATCCGTAGATGTATTCCATACTATATACAACACATCATCTATCATTTACGCATCTGGTTCCACACAATTCGGAGACACGATGGACGACACACATGTATTCACAGGTAGTGTATACGTAACTGGTAGTGTATTTGCAACTGCATCAAACGCTGTATCGTCATCATATGCGGTTACTGCGTCGTACGCGTTGCAATCAACAACGGCCGATACCGCTTCATATGTTGTCACGGCTCAAACAGCTTCATACGTTTTAAACGCAGTATCTGCGTCACGTGCAACTACTGCATCATATGCATTAACTGCATCGTATTTAGAAGGATATATTTCACCATTCCCATACACAGGATCTGCACAGATTACTGGATCGTTGGGTGTAACTGGTAGCGTAACCGCAACATCATTTACTGGCTCATTAAACGGTACAGCATCGTGGGCAAACAATGCATCAACTGCATCGTTCGTTACCACAGCACAAACAGCTTCATACGTTGTACTAGCACAAACCGCTTCATATTATGGTGGTACAGTAACTAGTGCATCATATGCATTATCGTCTTCATACGCGGTAACATCATCATACTCAAACAATTCAACCACTGCATCATACGCATTAACCGCATCTTACATTTCAGGGTCAGTTGCAGCATTCCCATACACCGGATCCGCACAAATCACTGGATCGTTAGGTGTAACTGGATCTATCAGCGCATACAATTCAGGATCAACTGTATTTGCATTGAGCGGTTCATTGGGTGCATTATTCACTGTAAACGATTCATTATCTGGATCTATCTGGAGTGTATATTCAGGTTCAGCTTTACTTATAGACCTACAATCGGATCGCACACTTACATTAAGCGGTTCGCAAACAATCACTGGGTCATTAACCGTACAAAACGGTATTACCGGTTCATTGAACGGTACATCGTCGTGGGCAGTTCGTACATTAACTGCATCGTATATTGAGTTTTCACAAACCGCTTCGTATGTAGAGAATGCACAAACTGCGAGTTATGTTGTATTGGCACAGACAGCTTCGTATGTAGCAAATGCACAAACTGCATCGTATGTTACTACAGCACAGACAGCATCATACGTTACATTGGCACAAACAGCTAGTTATGTAACGAATGCACAAACAGCTTCGTACGTTACACTAGCGCAAACAGCATCGTATTATGGTGGATCAGTAGTTAGTGCATCATACGCGTTATCGTCTTCATATGCATTATCGTCTTCATATGCTGTAACTGCATCGTATGCCGAAACAGCTTCGTTCTCATTAGCAACAACAGAGAATCGTATTTTAGTTATAAACAAATCCGGAGCTACCATCACAAAAGGAATGGTAGTGCATTTAACTGGATCATCCAACTCAAGCGATACTCCATACGTTATAACCGCATCATACGAGAGCGATAGCCTATCAGCAAATACACTAGGGATAGCGTCACAAACCATAACCACCAACAGTACAGGATATATAACAACAGAAGGTGTATTAACCGGAATAAACGTAACCGGATTCGCATCAGGGCAGGTACTTTATTTAGGTCAAACCGGTTCCATCATAGGAACAGCACCACAAGCACCATTACATGGTGTACGATTAGGCCAAGTAGTACGAGATTCACCATCAAACAACGGATCGATTTATGTTCGTATCGACAACGGATACGAGTTGGGTGAACTACACGATGTACTTGATACTACAACTACATCATCATACGGTGATTTACTAGTGAGAAGCGGTAGTGTATGGACAAATTCAAGACAATTGACAGGTTCATATGCAATTACAGGATCGCTTACCGCTACATCATTTACTGGATCATTAAACGGTACCGCATCTTGGGCAAACAATGCAACAACAGCATCTCACGCACTACAAGCTGTATCTGCTTCATATGCATTAACCGCATCATATGCTGTATCCGCATCATACGAGATCAACTACGAGACATCATCATCATACGCAGAAACAGCATCTATTGCTACATCGGCATCATTTGCATCAACTGCATCGTATGTGAACCCATTAAACCAAACATTGGTATTAACCGGTTCACTCAACACATACAAATCTGGCTCAAACGTAGTAGCAGTTAGTGGATCAACAGGCGTATTATTCTCAATAGACGATGTTGTTTCTGGTTCACTATTCACAGTATGGACTGGATCTACACCTATATTCCAGGTTAACTCGGGATTGACCACAACAGTTACTGGTTCATTAAGCGTTAGCGGTGGTATTACAGGATCATTATTTGGTACTGCATCTTGGGCAAACAATGCATCAACTGCATCGTTCGTTACTACAGCACAGACGGCATCGTATGTACTACAAGCAGTATCATCTTCATTTGCATCAACTGCATCAACTGCATCATTCGTTACACTAGCACAAACGGCATCATTTGTTGCAACGGCACAAACAGCTTCATATGTTGTTTTAGCACAAACCGCATCTTATGTGGCAACCGCTCAAACCGCTTCGTATGTTCTAAACGCTGTATCGGCATCGTTCGCATCAACTGCATCATCGGTTAACCCACTTAACCAAACATTGACATTAACCGGTTCATTCAACATGTACCAATCCGGTTCAACTGTAATGTCTATAAGCGGATCAACAGGACCATTATTTACCGTAAACGATGTTTTATCTGGATCGTTATGGAGAATCGATTCTGGATCAGCTATACTATTTGATTTACAATCTGATCGTACACTGACATTAAACGGTTCGCAAACAATTACCGGATCATTAAACGTACAACAAGGTGGTACATTTGTGGCAACACAATTAACTTCATCTGTTGTAGTAACGATACCATCGGGTTCATCAACACAGAGCTATAGTGTTCCTGTAGTAAAATACAAGTCATTCAGTTACTTAACCACAACGCGACCTATATACGAGGACAACTACATACGTTTGGGATACGATGCAACTGGAACTGATCCGGAACTTACCGTAAACACAAACCCATCAGCAGGTAGATTGCAAGTAATGGTATACTCAACTACTACATCAACTACAACTGTCAGCGATGTAAACATAGCAAGTGGTACAGTGGATATTTACCCGAACGGTATAGGCTCAGACGAGAGATTGGAAATCACAATTGGTGCTGGTGCAGACGCAACTTACCCATTCTACCGTATTACCATGACTCGTAGTAATTCAACGTATGGAGGAAATATACACGTAGTTACAGAACGATTCTTCACCAACATATAATTAATTTGAACCATGCAATATATAGCAACAGTTAAAAAAACAATCACAGATACATCAATCAACCAGCACACATCCACAACATGTGTGCATTTGGTTGATGCAACAGATGAAGCAAACGCAGCATCCAAAATCAGCACATACTATACAGCAATGAACTCGGGTTCAATCGAGTACACTGCAGAAGTAACCAGCATATCTACAACCATATCATAAACCAAACAAAACACGTTATGTCATTAATTTCAGAAAAACACACAATTGCAACAGATGAACTGGAACAGTTACGCAACATTCAACAATCCACACAGCAACCTTATCATATGCCAACAACAATTGTATCCCCAGGGGTAGTTATTAACACAAACAACCAAACATACATTTCACCTGCTCCCCCGGCACCCGCTGATGCAGCCATCATTGGACCAACTGTAAAAGGGCAAGTAAACATACCAACCATAGTAACATCATACAGCGAATACCAAAACAAATACGGCGATGTATTCACTAGTGGTTCCCAAACATACACGTTCTTAACCTCAGTTGCAGCTTACCGCTATTTTGAGCAAGGAGGAACATCGTTATTGGTCACTAGAGTAGCATCTGGTTCAGCAGTAGCTGGAAACTGGACAGCAGCAACATCATCTGTATCTGGTTCATTCACTATCGAAACGTTATCGGAAGGTGCACTCATGAACAGTGCTGGCGCTGAAACAACAAACAACTTGTTGGTAAACGGTAACGCAGATAACTTACGTTGGGAGGTAACCTCACCAAACTCATCCAGTGGTACATTCAACTTGTTGGTTCGTCAAGGAAACGACACATCAAAATACCCATCGGTATTGGAAACGTGGTACAATTTATCACTTGATCCATTTTCACCAAACTACATTGAACGTGTAATTGGTAACCAAGTAGAGAATTTAGCAAGCGATGGAGGAGAGTACTATTTGGAATTAACTGGTAGTTACCCAAACAACTCAAAATACATTCGTATCAAGTCGGTAGAGAAACTTACACCGAACTACCTGGACACAAACGGAAACGTGCGTATAGCCGCATTTACTGGCTCTATTCCAACAGCACTAAGCGGTGCATTTGGAGGAGCAGTTGGCTCAAACATACCAGCAAACGAGGCTGCAAACTACTACGAAAACATCAACGGTACAAACACACAAGGTATTCACGCATCAGGAGGTACAGTAGCAGATTACACAAACGCTATCAACTTATTGAGCAACAAAGACGCGTACCAATTCAAGTACATAGTTGCACCTGGTATCAACAAAAACCAGCATTCATCAACTGTTACCGCATTAACCACAATGGTACAAGAACGTGGAGATACAATGGCGGTAGTAGATATGGAACCATATGGTAGCACAGTATCGCAAACATTAACAGATGCAAGCTCATTAGACACATCGTATGCAGCAACATATTGGCCATGGGCTCAAACAGTAGACAACCAAACAGGACAACCTATATGGACACCAGCATCTACACTGATCCCAGCAGCATACACATTTAGTGACAACGCATCTTACCCATGGTTTGCTCCAGCTGGAACAACACGTGGTAGAATGTCATACGTTACTCGTGTTGAACGTAATTTAACTCAAGGTAATCGCGATAGTTTATACGTTGGAAACGTTAACCCGTTAGCAACATTCCCACAACAAGGTGTAACCATATTCGGACAAAAAACATTGCAAAAACAACCAAACGCACTTGATCGTGTAAACGTAAGACGTTTGTTGGTTGAGTTAATCAACAACATTGGTGCAATT